AGGAATATTCAGCAATCAAAAATATGTGATATGTAGTTCCGATGGTGATGGTTGGGTTAAAGTAAATAGACATTATAGTTGGAATGAATTAGAAAAGCTTTGGGATAAAATTGAATATGGTAAAAAACTCGAAGTGAAAAAAACTCCAAAAAAAGAATATAAAGTCAAAGGTAGTAAAGGAAATGTGTATAAGGTAATAAGTGATGAAGGAATTTGGACTTGTAGTTGTCCTGCACATGGTTTCGGTAGAGGAAAAGATTGTAAACACATTAAAGAAATAAAAAATAAAAAATAAAGTTATGGGATGTTTTAGTTTTGTATGTAAAGAAAGTGGATTGCCAGTTGCATCAGACTCTTTTAGTGGTGATGCTGTAAGATTGTATCTATTAAAAGATGGTAAGGTTATGGAGGAGATGAGAGGTCATTATGATTCATATGGTAGGGTATTCAAAAAAGACTTTGAAGACTCTTTTGAATGGAAAATGGATTGGCATGATGCATGTGATTTAATGTTTAATTCAAATCCCGGTGACGGAATTGCCGTAGTATTAGAAAAGTATTTTACAGGTAAGATACCAACAACACAAAGTGATAATGACCCCGACCAAGGCTGGGGTAAACGAAATGGTGGTGGAAAGAAAATTAAAGAACCAATACACATTGTATATTATTATGAGTAAGACATATTTTAGTGAATTTAAAAGTGATGTTGCAGTTGCAATACTAACCAAAGATGACTACCGATATGAAGTAATGAAACCACTATTTGAAATGTGTGGTTTTGGTTTTGCTGAGACAAGTTCGGGTTGTGTATTCATAGATGGTGAAGTGAAGTTAACCAAAGATGAATTAAGATGGGTTGAAGCACATGAGTTAGCACACATAATGTTGAAACACACAAAGGATAGAAATGATGATGATGAAATTGCTGCTGATATGTTTGCAATCATCTTACTAAAAGATAAAGGATATATCAAAGCTGCACAATTAGTAGAGGACAAATTTGAAGAAAGACATAAAAGAAAATTATAAGTTATGAAATTAAAATTTGAAATATCACCTGATTTAGCTTCCAAGTTTGAAACAATGTTAGCAAATCAAATTGGTGATAATGTGTGGGGAGTTAGAATAGAAGATATTGGTAATCAATATCAGTTTAGATTTAGAATGATTGGTAGTGATTGGCATGTTGAATTGGACAAAGATTGTAACGCTGGAGCATGGTATACATTACATTGTTCTAATCAGCAATTACATTTACCAATTCATTACATTAAAGACATACGAATATTTTGTCAGCAAATAGTGAGAATAAAACAAATGCAAAGTGATTATATAGACAATAAAAATAAATAATATGAAACGACCAGAAAATTTTGAAAAAATAGATAGAGTGGATTTTGAATTGGAGGGGTATCCGTTTTATTTTGATGTGGACAATCTACAAAATAAAAAAGAAAGTAATTGGGTATGGGTATTTTGTAACGGCCCAATTTTAGGTGATTATTGTGTGAAATTTGAATTGAAATGGGAACATAATTGTTTCAGTATGAAAAAATGTGTATTGGGTGAGGGTGATACGGGTGAGTATATCTTTCAAGACAATTTATTAACTACTGATATGGTAAAAACAAAAGATACATTTGTTATTAATATGGGTAAGTTTATAGCAAAGTCAATTAGTTTAATGAAATTTGCAAATTAAAAGTTATGATTATGAATTACAATATAATACTTTCAATAGTATTGATATGTTTACCTTATGAAATGGAGAAAGAGGAAATTAGGGTAAACAAAATGATAGAAACAATAACACCTGAAATTGTTACACTAACTACATACAAAGCAAGTGAGAGTGAAACGGACTCAACACCAAATATTACGGCAAGTGGTTTCAAAATTACTAATCCCAAAAAACATAGAATAATTGCAGTTAGTAGAGACCTTAAAAAGAAATACAAATTCGGACAAAAGATTAGAATAACAGGTGCAGGAAAATACAACGGAACTTATAGGGTGCATGATTTAATGAACAAACGATATAGAAAACGAATTGATATATTGGTTGGACATAATGATAAACAAACAAAATTGAAAAAAGTAAAAATATATAAATTATAAATTATGAAAGCGATATTAATTAACTCAAAGACAAAAGAAGTAAAAGAAGTTGAAATGGGAAAAGATTATAGAGAAATCTATAAACAATTAGAGTGTGAATTATTTACAATTGGTGCATATTTGGATAAAGAAGATGCTATATTTGTAGATGATGAAGGATTGATGAACGGAACGGATGTATTTTTTACATTTGAAGGTGCACATCAACCATTCGCTGGTAACGGATTAATTATGGGATGTGATGATGAGGGTGAGAGTGTAGATTGTAAAGTAGATATTGACGAAGTGAAAAACAAAGTTAAATTCTACGATAGATATGAATTATCATTAGGTATGGCAATGGGAGTAATTAAATTTTAATAATAAAACAAAAACAAATAGTATGGCAAAGACAATTCAAACACAAATGAACGAATTTAAAAAATTAGACGATGGTCGTATTTTATTAGATGGTTTAGTATGGGGAACTAATCCAGATAAAGCAATAGAAATAATTGATGAAGATAATGGTTTCAAAGTACATTCAATTAGACTAGATGAACAATATTATTATCCAATTGGATATGACAAAAGAAAAAAGAAATAATCATGGGACAATATTATAAGATAGTAAATATCAAAAAGAAACAATACATAACACCTTACACATTTGGTGATGGTGCAAAGTTGATGGAATTTAGTATGTCCGCAAATGGTGTATTAGCCGGTTTGGCAATATTACTTGCTGACGGAAATGGTAGAGGTGGTGGAGACTTACATAGTACAAATGATATCGTAGGTAGTTGGGCAGGTGATAACATTGTTATTGCTGGTGATTACGCCGATACGGGTAAGTTTGTAAAAGAACCTGAACAAACTTTATATGAAATTTGTCAGGCGGAAGGTGAAGATATATCAATAAAAGTATTAGATGCACTTTGTGATGACTCTTATTTCTTTACGGAGTTTAGAAAGAATAGAGCAACTTGGATATCGGATAGTCAAGTTGACTCTTTAATTGAAAGAAAACTTAAAGAGAAAGGATTAAGTGAAGTGAAAGAATTTACGATGCCTTCATCAAAAGACCCAAATGTTACATATAAAGTAAAAAACGATAACGGAAGTTGGGAATGTGATTGTCCATCTTATACATACACAGGTGGAAAAGAATGTAAACACATTAGAGAAGCTAAAACAAAATAAAATGCAAGGAAAAGGAACGGAAAAACAAGCAAGAATTAGTTTTATATTAGTTTTATGTATATTTGCTTTATTGTTAGCAACAACACTTATCGGTTGTAGTAAAGAAGGATTTTTACAACCAAATAGAAATATTGAAATGAGTATTGATACCCGTCTACCAAAAGATAGTAATGGGTATTCTTATTTCAAATTGTATTCATCCGAAACCCAAAACATACACACTATATCAGGTTCTATTCGTATCAATGGTAAGATACCCGATGAACCTCGTGTAAAAGTTGAATGGGAAAACAATTTATATTGGAACTTAGTTAAAGGTGATACGATTGCTATAATAACAAAAACCTATTTGAACTATTATACGGGTCAGTTTACGGTAGTTAAATTACCACCAATGATAAGTAATGTAAACGCATTAGTACCTACAATCAATAAGGTATGTTATAATTCCGCCGATGGTAGTATCAATACTGTCATAGCACCAATGTGGAATATGAGAGGTGATACAATGACAATAGTTGCACGATATGCTGATGTAGTGAAAGTGGAAAAGATTATTTTGAAATAACAAATAATTTTAGTATATTTAATAATATAAAATAACAATTATGAGCAAAATGAATAATCAATTTAATAAGGAATTATCAACGGGTTCAATTGGTGGTGATGAAGATTTTTTATACGAACAATATCTTGCACAAGAAAAAATGAATGAAGAATATTGGCAATGGAAAAGTGTACAAAGTCATTCTATATTTCCAGATGATATGGAATATGATGATGAATATTATAAATCAAGTTATCTGCCAACACCCGAAGAAGAGGCAGAAAACTTTAAACAAATAAAACAAGATGGACATTCTTAGTGAAATAATCGAAGTATCAAACCAAATAATGGATTCTTTAGAAGAAAGTGATTTCTTTTTGGAAAATCCTTTCATAGAACAAATCCCTTTAAAGAGAGCGTTACAAATTAGAATGCAACAAAAGTGGGAACAAGAAGAGGATATCTTTTTGACTGATGAGGAATTTTTAGATGTTTGTCAAAATGTTTCTAACAATGAGATTGCAAACACAATTGAAAGTTTAGTAGATAAGGGTGCACTTAATATGAGTGTAAACGAAGATGGTGAAATACTATATTCAGCAAACAAAGATTATCAATGGGAAAAAGATGATGACGATGAATTTCAACAAGACTGATGAAGAATTAAAAGGAATGAGTGATACTGAATTGTTCGAATATTTAGATGCAAAAGCAGAATATTTAAAACAATATACTACTCCTTTGAGTTCTTACAAAACTAAAAAATTTGCAAGTATTAGTTCTGCAATTTCTAATACTGAATTTGATTATGAAAGTGTAAAGAAGATTGCAGAAGAAAATGAAAAAGAAGGTATTGAAAAATTTATAAAAAACAAATACAAATAATATGAACTTTACTAACTACAAAAAGGGATTTGATAAACCAACAACCATTACGGGTGAACAATATGGAACAAAAATTTCAGTTCAAATAGACCACAGTGATACCGAATTGGATGAAATAATGGATGCATTTGAAACCATTGTAATTGGTTTGGGTTATCATAGTAATAGTTGGAAACAATGGATATTAGATAGAGCAAATGAATACCAGGAAGAAGAAAATGAAAAGTGGGAAGAAACATTCACATATGAAGATTTCAAAAAAGATGAAGAGTTTACAAATCTAAGACATGGATACGAAAATCGTGAGGAATTAGAAAATGATTTCTTTGGAAACTTTAATATTGATGAAAAAAGAATGGATATAATTGGTCAAAACGGAAACGAAGGATTGCATTATAGAGCAACTGAAGAAGATGAAGATGAATTTGATGATTATGGTATGAGAGTTTCAGAGGATAGAGTTACTTTTGAATGGGGTGATGAACCAGAAGATGAAGAGAATTTGTTTGATGGTGATGAGTGGGAAGCAAATGAAAACTTAAAAGCTGCAAACGAAAGATATAAAAAGGTATTGAAAACATTATCTGCAAAACAAAAAAAGAAATCTAAATAATGGGATTCAATAATTGCTATATACCTAACTATAATGAATTGATTGAATATTATAATTCAGTTGATTTAGAAACATTTGTCAAACGATTTAGAAAGTATGACAGTTGGACGGGTGATAGTAATGCTATGGATTTCTTAGAAAGTAAAATAAAAGAATATGAAGAATTTATTGCTGATAATAACAATAATCACACTATTCGGATGTGAGAAAGTAGCACCTGGAGCGTATATTCTATTTCCAAAAAGAGGAATAGAAGATGTGGTTACACAACCAATTCCACCGGTAAATACACAAAGTGGAAAATTACCGAAAAATTACTATTTTGGTAAAACATCATATGAATTATCAAATTACTATGAATGGTTAGACGGAAATTTAATTTATGAAAATGGTTTACCATATAAATCAAATAATCCCTTAAATGAACAACAATCTTGTCAATTAGATTTTGATAATGATGGTGATGAAGATATATTTGCATACGATGGATATGATTTGAAAATAAATCCAACACCTAACCCACCCGCTGTCATTTATTTAAATGATGGTTCTAAGTTAAATAGAAAGGTATTGAGTAATTTATCTATTAAAAATCCACATGCATCAAAAGTATTAATTGGAGATTTTAATAATGATTCTTTACCCGATGTATTTGGTTCGGTTGCAATAGACCAACCAAATGGTGTACCATTTCCAACTATGACTGATGTATCACATCTTATTTTAAATTCAAAAACAGGATTTAATAAAATAAAAGAATTTGATGAAATGAAGGGATATTGGTATACTAGTTGTTCGGGTGATATCGACAATGATGGTGATATTGATATTATTATGTTTAACTTTCATCAAATACCACCAATAGGTAATGGAGTTAAAAGTGTCGTTTTAGTAAACGATGGTTCGGGAAATTTTAAATCCGATACAACCGGAATCGGCACTATACCATTTGTAAGTCAATCCGAATTATTTGATATTAATAAAGATGGATTTTTAGATTTAGCTTTAAAATATAGCAAACCAACATCTACACCAACTGACAATCGTTCTACGAATATTATGATATTATGGGGTAATGGAAAAAATTTCAATTTAAATAGAAAAACGGAATGGGTAATGGGTGATAATAACACTATTATTAATATAGATTTTATGAATATAGATAATGATAATGTTTTTGAAATATTATTATCAAATCAAGACCAATTTGGTGTATTTTCTATACATTTATTTAAATCCGAAGATAGTGGAAAATCTTTTATAGATAAAACATCAATTTATATTGACAATAACAAATGTAATAAATTTGCACATATGAGAGTTCAAGATATTGACAAAAATGGCAAATTGGATTTATTCTCAGGAGACAAAAGAGAAAAAAATAGATGGGAATGGAATGGTGTTAAATTCATTAAACAGTAATTATGGGATATAATAAATTTAGATGGTGGACAAAAGGTAAAACACATAATCCACTAAAAGCAGATGCACCTTTATTGTTAAAAATTCGTAATGGTGATTTTGACTATTCATATATGTTTGCTGAAGCAAAAGAAATGAGAGCAACCTCACAAAAAGTATATGAACAGGCTTACAAAAACTATGGTGGAACGGATGAACAAAATAGAATACAAGCTGCATTAGAAGCATCACAAATGAAAAGAGTTAAAGCTTTGAAGTTAGAATTTGAAGCAAATCGAGATGAGAATATGATATTATGGAAATTGCGAAGTGAACTTACAAAGGAATTCGGAAAGGATTTGTGGGATAAAGCAATGGAACGACAAAGAGGTAAAGGGACATTGGAAGATTTGTATATGTGGTATAAAAAACAATGTAAGATTGGAACTACAAAATCGGAAATTGATATACAATTGAAACGGCCGAATATTAAAGGTTTGGAATATTTATTGTAGATGAAAGATATACCAATTATACTACATATAGATTTAGAAAACCAATCGGTTAATGGTTGGTTAGAAGAAAATCGTTACATTATTTTTTCAGAATTAGTTAGATATTCTAAAAAGTTATTAAGTGAAAATTTAGATGATGTTCAGGCTATAATGGTTTCAAATCATTATGATAATTTGGTATTCATTCTAAAAAGAGAAAATCTTAAATTGACTTTAGATAAAGCAATGGAATATTTTATGGAAATAGAAGAATATGAAAAATGTGCTGAAATTCGTGATTTGGATATACTTATTCAAAACTTAGAAAATGAAGCAGGAAATATTAAAGCTCGTAAATCAAATCAAAGAAAATCTTAAATCAATAGATAAAGACGGACTTTCTCATCCATTAATTGATGATGTCTACGAAAAATTAGAATTGATTGAAGATGAAATTTATGAAGATGATGCACAAGCAGACGCATTATCTTTTGAAGATGATGATTATTAATTAAAACAAAACAAATGAATAGGTTATTTTTAGGTATTATCTGGGGAATACTCGGACAGATATCGTCTTTTTTACAATTGCAAGGTAGTGTCAAATATGGATGGTTTACAAAATATCCAATATTAATATTATTAAGTTCAATACCTGCCGCATGGTTTTACATTAAATCAGTAGAAAATTTAGTTGGTTGGGCCGATGGTGAGTTATGGCCATCCCGTCTTATTGGATTTGGTATTGGTATTATTGTATTTGTAGGTTTAAGTGCTTTATTGTTTAAAGAACCAATAACTACAAAAACATTAGTTTGTTTAGGATTAGCAGCTAGTATATTGGGAGTTCAAATATTTTGGAAATGATAAGAAAAATAGAAACAGCAAAAGTTGGAAATGATTTGTATGAAATAGTAAAAAAACTACCAATACAAAGATTTAGTAAAGAAATAACTGGTGAATATGCTGATATATTAAAACAATATTACGGAGTTGAAAAAATATTGAAGTTTAATCAAACAATGGAATACTTATTTGTGAATTTAATTCCTGAATTACAAATAATAACCAATGACAAAGAAACAAACGAAATCCCTCAATAGAAAAAAGATGGGAAACAAAACTAGAAGTGAACAATTGAAAGCAAAGACTTATAGAAAGCACACATAAACTTCTTGCATGCCATGCGCGTATAGGGGATACCATTTTTTGATTGGGTGTCCCTTTTTTATTTGGTAAAATTAAAAAAAAATCGTATATTAGGTTATGAAAACAATAAACAAGTTTATTTTTATTACAATATTAGTAGTTATACTACCGACATTTGTACATTCTCAAACTAAAAAAGAATTGCCAAAATTGGACTCAATTCCATTCGTTACATTAGACACTACATTGAATAACTTTGTATATCATTGGTTGGGTAAACCCTACAAGTTAGGAGGCAAAACTGAAAGGGGTATTGATTGTTCACAATTCAATAAACGATTAGCAAAAGATGTCTATAAAATTGAAATAGAAAATGTATGTTATAGACAATGGGATAGTACACAAAGAGTTTCAAGAGATAGTTTAACAGTCGGTGATTTGGTATTTTTTAGAAGTAGACAATCTCCGTCCGGTTGGCATTGTGGAACTTATATAGGTGAAACAATGTTTGTCCATTCAGCAAACCGATATGAAGGAGTGAAGATTAGTAGTTTATTAGAACCAAAATATAAATTAGCATATAAAGGTGCAGGTAGAATAAAAAAATAATATATGAAACAAGAATACGCAAAACAAGTAATACAATGGGCAGAAGAAGCAAAACAATATTTGACTATTCGTAAAGAAATTATATTAGATGAAAATACTACCGACCAACAATTGGGTAACATAATTAGACAAATGTATAAAGCAAAAGTCCAAACACAAAACGAACAAATTAAACACACAAAACAAAATACAAAATAAAATGAGAAAATTAGAATGGGTTATTGACAACAACAAACTACAAAAGAATAAAGATATTGTAGTAGTATTACCAATAGTAAAATTATGGTATAGTAAAAAATATTATGCAGGGCCGCATACATTTACACCGGCATTTGGAATAGCAATTAGTTGGTTGAAGTGGAATTATTATTTCACATTACAAAAAAAGTAAATAATGAAATCAGAAAAACTTATGGCACTCTATAAAAGAAAAAAAGAATTACAAGAACAAATCATTTATTGGGAGAAATTTCAAGGAGTGAATTGGTTGGGTAAGTGGGGTAGAAGTATAAGATTAGAACGATTAAAAGAAAGGTTTGCAAAAGTAGAAAAACAAATTTCAGAAATGAAAACAAAAAAATAAGTTATGGAATTATTGGTATCAATTGTATTAGTATTCATGGTAACATTCACGATATTTGGAGTTGTAAATATGTTAAAGCAGATAAATAATTTACCAGATGACCGGGAAATAGATAAAAGAATACCACCATGTGTTGGACATGAATTAGAGTCTCAAAAAGAAAATGACAAAGAAGATATAAATTTTATGTATAATTGGATAAGAGAAAAAAGTGGCAAATAATGAAAATTAAAGGTTGGGAAAAAATAAGTGGATATACATACAAAGGTTATACAATAGTTAATCCGATACATAATGCAGAGGAAACAAAATACGAAGCCACCATATTGGATTTAAACCAAGTCGGACAAAAACCAAAGTGGGAATTGGAAGTATTGACTCCTGGATACAAATGGAAATTAGCCGATGACCATTTATTTGATGTTATGTTATGGGATGAGAATAGATTAAATACTCGTACTAAAATGGATATCCAAGCAATGAAGTCTATTTCACATTTTAGACAAACATTTGAACAATTGGTAGATAGAATTTTAAGTATAAGATTAACATCTGCACCAATGTATAGTAGTCAGTCAGTTGGTGGAATATTCAATCATGTAAACAATAGTGGAACTACAATACCATATGCACAAATGATACAAGTCATACAAGATATAAATGCACAATTTAAAAAATAATTAACTAAATAATATGTCAAAGTTAAATGAAATAATAAATGGATGGGCAAATGTAGTAAAAGATAAAATAGGAACATTAGACCCGAATATAAAACAAATGGCAGAGAATAGATTGATATTATGTAATTCATGTCATATGAGAATAGGAAATACTTGTAGTCCTAAAAATGTTGGAATAAACGAAATAACAAAACAAGAAACAAAAGGATGTGGATGTAATATATCAGCAAAGACTTTAAGTCCTCAAAGTAAATGTCCACTAAGTAAATGGTAAAATTATGATGACAATTAAAAATACAATATTAATATTTTCAATTTTATTAATATTTACATCTTGCAAAAAACAAATAGATTATCAATCTGATATTGAAAAGTTAAAAGCGGAAATAGAATTATTGAAAAAAACCGATACAAAGTATGCAAATGATATAAATGTTTTGACTCAACAATTAAAAGAATTCAAAGCACAAACTGATAGTTTAAAGAAACAAACCGATTCATTACAAAGTCAATTAAAAATAACCAACAAAAATGTTACAAGTTTGACTGAAATGATTTATTTGATAAACCAACAAATATACGATATAAACCAAAAAATATATTTAATACAATATCAAATAAGAGAAACCGAATATAATTATCTAAAAATATTAGAAGGATTAATTCAAATCACTCAACAAATGACACAACTGAACAATAGTGTAATGCAGTTAATGTCAATAATTCAATCAACAAAATCTGGTTAAAATTATGTTAACAATTAAAAACCCACAAAAGATAATAGGTGAAAAATATAATGATGTGTTTAATATTATTGGAGTTAAAGAACACACACATCACTACGAATTTACATTGGGTTATACAAATATAGGTAAACCAAATTACGAAACGATATTACTACATAGAAAACAAACCGAAAATGGAATGTATGTAATGGAATACAATAATCAAACTATTTGGTTAAACAAAAACGAAATTGACACAATAGATAAGATTGTGATTTGTATGCATACTGTTTAATTTGGTAAAGTGAAATATTTTTCGTATATTGAGTATATGAATATAGGATATGCATGTATTAACCTTTCATTAGGTAAAAAAGTTACAACGAACAGGACAATGGTCAAACGAACTTTCACAGCAAAGGGTATTGACTATGTATCGGATTTGGTATTGCAGAATGTTGCAGACCTCGAAAAGATTATAGATTGGAATGAGGAAAACGGAATTAAAATGTATCGTATGAGTAGCGAGATGTTTCCGTGGGCAACTGAATATGAATTTGAACAATTAAAAGATTGGAAAGCAATACATACAATACTACAAAGATGTGGTGCAAAAGCAACAAAGTATAAACAAAGATTATCATTTCACCCAGGACCTTTTAATGTATTAGTTTCACCAAAAGAAAATGTCGTACTCAATACAATTAAAGATTTAGAAGTGCACGGTAGAATTATGGACGCAATGGACTTATCTAAAACACCTTACAATAATATTAACATTCATTGTAACGGAGTGTACGGTGACAAGATTGCAGCAATGGATAGATTTTGTACTAACTTTGCCAGACTATCTAATTCAGTAAAGACTAGACTAACAATTGAAAATGATGACAAGGCAAGTATGTATTCAGTTAAAGACTTAATGTATATTCATAATAAGATTAACATACCGATTGTATTTGATTATCACCACCACCAATTTTGCACAGGTGATTTGAGTGAGGAGAATGCATTGAAACTTGCATGTACTACATGGCCTGATAATATTACTCCAGAAGTACACTATTCCGAAAGTGCGATAGGTAAAAAACCACAAGCTCATTCGGACTATATTAAAACTATTCCAAAAACTTATGGATGTGAAATTGATATAATGGTAGAAGCAAAACAAAAAGATTTAGCAATAATAAATTTTATATAATGAAAAACCTAATAATAATAGGACACCCTGACAAAAAGAGTTTCTGCTACAATGGTATTAAAAAAACTATTGAAGAAACTTTAAAACAAAACAAAGAGGAAACACATACAATTGATTTGTATAAAGAAAATATAACATTTGATTTTGGAAAGGATAAAATAAAAAGATACAAAGAGTTAATAACATGGGCAGATAGAATTTATTTTATATCTCCCGTTTGGTGGTTTAGATGCACACCCGCAATGGAGGCATTCTTTGACCAAATATTTACACCGGGGTTTGCATATAAGTTTACACCCGTTACAAAAGTGTATGGATATCCAACGCCTTTATTGAGTGATAAAAAAGTTAGAACTTATTTGACACATGGAGCACCTGCATTACCTGTATTAACAATGTATTTTAATTCAGTTAAATTGAGGTTGGTTATGGGGGTATATTCATTTGTATTTGGTTGGTTTAAAACAAAGACTAGACAATTTTGGAGTGTACCTTTTGTTTCACATAATGAAAGATTGGTATATTTGGAAAAAGTAAAGGAGGATATTAGAAACGATTTAAAAAATAAATAATATGTTAAAGTATTTAAACGGATGGGCAACAAATATAGGTTCAACAGTAGGTGGAATGGCAATAGTGTTTGGTGAAATAGATGATGCACCTGGTTTGGGTGGTATCGGTATTATCCTAATTGGAGTTAGTATGTATTTGAATTATAAAGTAATAAAAAATAAGTAATATGGGTATAAAAGATATATTTTTTCCAGTTGCTAAGTCAATGGAAGCATTAGAACAAATAGATGATTTAGAAAGAATAAAAAGAAACAATTACGAATTGGCACAACGATTGAATGAACAAGAAAGATGGGAAAATGAACATCCAATTAAAACATATTGTATGGATGTAATTAGTGGTGGTATAGCATTACCCTATGTATTAGATGCAAGAGGATATGAATATAGTGATTGTGGGACATATTATTTTTATACATACAAATTGGATGAAAGGGGATATAGACAAAGAGTAATATTAGCACATTTTCCAATTAGTAAAACAATAATTAAAAGTATTGAAGTCAAATGAAAACAAATAAACAAATAATAGATATCCATAAAAAAGGATTTTATCTTACGGTGGGTAAGTTAAAAGAGGAATTGGAAAAATATTCCGATGATACATTAGTAGTTTCACAAAGAGTTGAAGATGTGTATTATGAAAAACATGGGTGGGAAACGATTAAAAAACCTAATCCAATGTATAAAGAATTTGATTGTGAATACACACCTGTGTGGAGTGTGTGCCATTATCTTAATGAAACCGATGGTGAAGGATGTCTTTATTTAGATTTACATTATTAAAAATTGACTATGAAAGTAATATACATGCAGAGAACAATTGAAATGATTGTTAAAAATAATATTGAATTGTCAAATGATAGTTTATTAAAACAAAAACCTACAAGAGTTGGTACACATAAAGAACAAAACTATTTAGTATATGAAATTGACAATACAGAATTATAAGAAATTAGAAAATTGGGAACATGATTATAAAGATTTTAGAATAGGTGCCGTATATGAAACTACTTTATTGTATTCTTTTACTATTGCATATAATAAGACACCTTACATAATAAAAATATTTAGAGAGGGAACAATTGCAAATGAATATGAAATAGTGTTAAGGGATGGAATGGATATGACACAATATTGTAGAGAATGGATACAACATAGAAAATTGAAATCATTTGAATTAACTGCAATGATATTTGAATCATTGATAGTAAAATGTAAACCAAAAGCACAGCAAACACAGGGTAATATAAATTTCAATAACCCATTTTAAAACAAATAATATGAAAATAGAATTAGGATTTAGTGTATTTAGTAAAAGAGAAACCCTATTAGGATTGCAAATAACTACACATAACGGAATTACTATTGAAGATGGAAATTTCCATAGTGAAAGGATTGTGGAATTTAGTATTGGAATTGTCTTTGCAATACTTACAATCGGTTTCGTTTCAACTGGTGATAAAATTGACACACCTGAAATGGATAATGTAAAAAGAGCAATGGAAGCATTTGAAAATGAAATGGAAAAATAATGTATGAGAATAAAACAATAATGTATGTAGTGTTTATAATGATTGCATATGTATTATGGTTATTTGACTATATTAAAAATAAACGAAATGGTAAATAGATTAGAAGCACTTTCACATAACGATACAAAGGATAGGGAAGTTGCAAAGGAATTTTTAGAGGAAATGAATTGGCGAGCAATTGAGTTGGGTGGTGAATATGATTTGGATTTAGAAGTCAATCTATACAAAAGAGGATGTGATATTGAAATGATTAATTACGGAATGGACAGATTCGAAAAACATAATCATTTTAGAATACCTTACCGCAAAATAAAATATTGGAGTGAATTGGACACATACAAAGATAAAAACAATAAGGACAGGCACAATAAGTACAAAGATTGGTATGTAGACTATATTCAGTTTCTTAATAATGATTTAAACGAATTGCTTTGGTATGACTGGAGACTAATAAAGGAATATAAAGATAATATCAATATAGATAGTACACTATTAAAACAATGGAGTGAACGAGAAAGTAGTTTTATAACAATACCTTACACAATAGGATTAAAACGAATTAAGCATTATAAATTAATAAACGGATTATGGACAAGACAAATCAATTGATAGGGGATTTTAAAGAGTTTATAACAATAGAGAGAATATCATTAAATCAATTACAAGGATTAGCAGATGAATTAATGTCCAAAGGTTCTAAAATAGAAGATGCAGGAATGTATCAAAAGGGAATAGGTATAAACTATGCAATTGAATGGATAAAAGAAAATAATATCTACAATAAAGAATTTGAAATAAAAGGATAGTATATGCTGACAATACAAAACTTAAATAAGTTAAACCATAAAACATTAGGCAAGAAAAACTTTTATGTTGCAAGAGTTGAGGAACAATTTAGTATTGATAATATAAATTATACTGCAAGTGAATATCAATACAAATTTGAATTATCTAATATGAAATATGCAATAACGGTTACATTGAATAGGGATGAATGGAATACCAATACATACAAATTACAAAGTAGTACCGGAAATACACTTTATATAACCCTATTGGATATTCGTAATATGGATATATTCATTGACAAATTAAGATTAGTTGCATTAGGTTAATACGAAACCAACAAACCACGAACCGAAGGGGCGGGGGTTGGGGGTGAGTCGTTTAAGGAAAAATTTTTTGATAGTATGTTAAATATAAAAAATGTAGATATAGTAAGACACCACATACCAATAAACGATTGGACAATAACACACATATATAAAAATTATGTAGGTGATAATGGTAAAGACTATTATATATTTCAATTAGAAAGAACGGGTGGTATTGCATCCACTACAATTAGTTTAGAAAAGGACGCAACGAACGCAATGTGGAATATACAAACACAGGTACGAACAGGAATGTATGAATTGAAAGGCCCATCTGGGACAATACACATAACAATAGAGGATATAAAACATTTGAAAACATTTGTAGAAAAATTAAAAAAAGTATGTTAGTATGGATAGTGATTATTTAAGACAAATGAGTATAAAGAATGCAAAAGATGCAATGAAACAAGCACAGACAATGCATAATCGGAATAATATGATAACAATAAAAAATATAAGAGAAACCCTAGAAGGACTAGCAGTAACAAATTATTTTAGTATTAAAACTATAGCACAATTTTGTGGAAATGCAACAAGTCCGAAGTATATTATAGTATTGGAATATAGGAAATACCAATTTGAAATATGGGTTGAAAGAAAACCAAATAGAGATGGGCTGTATGAAATGTATATTGGTGACCAGGCTGCAGGTTTGGTTATGTCCACCTACATATCAAAAATTGCGGTAAGGGATAAAACTACTTTTTTTAGTGCAGTGAAAACACTGGCAGAGGAGTATGAACTTTTAGTAATGAAAAAATAAACTAAATAAAAAAGGGGCTGGGGAAAACAATGTCGGATAGGGAAATTTTTTTGATAGTATAAATAAACAATTATGAATATAAGAAAAACAACACAATTGAATTTTAAAGAAGGTGAAGGCACGATTGAAACACTACCAATGTATATAACAAAGTGGTGGAGAAAAACAACGGGGTATAAGACAAGAGGATATAAGAATAGAGTTAAGTTAATAAGCAGAAGTAAAACTTGGATTGATAATGCACACCTAACAATGCACATTAAAAGAAATAGAGTAAATAAATTAGTAAGTAGAAGTTATGGCAAAACACTGCATAGAATGTAAAAGAAAGTGGCCTTTATGGATGTATAAAACGGACAAACGGAAATACACAATACCGGAGGCTAAAAAGAAAATACGAAAGTGCCGTATATGCACTTTTAAAGAAAGTGGAATCGGGAAAGTTGTAAGGTGGAACGGTACTGACTTTGAGTTAAGAAAGTTAAGTATGTGGGATAGGATAAAAGAGTTAATAAGTAAGTAAAACGATTTTGAAATATTAGATAAAATAAATTCAGCTAAATAATATGATAGGTATAATAACAATAATAATAGTAAGTGTAATAGTAATGTATAACCAACATATAAACTACATAAAGGATAAGACAAGAATAAAGGAATTAGAAAAACAATTAGATGAATACTATAAGAAACGAGAGAATAGGTTAATAAAGAAGTTTAGGGATATAGAGCAACAATAATAAGATAATATGAAAGGTATAAACAAATGGATAGTATTAATAGAATGGATATTGATTATAGGTATCTTTATATGCGTTATACTAAAAGATTGGAATAAAGTACCTGTTGTAAAAGATTACTTTGCACTCCTGATAATAGGGGAATTGATAATAGAAAGTTGGAGTAGAATTAAAACAAAAACAAAATAGTAAGATATGAATAAGAATATAACAAAGAGGGATATAGTAGAGGGAATAGGGTTTATCCTTATGGTAGTAGGTATAGTTGCATTGATGGGTGCATTATATCAATTAAGAGAAGTGAACAAAGAACTAAAAGAGTTAAGAGTAATAACAAATCGAAAATAATATGAATACAAAAATACATAATTGGGAAAAAAGATTAAGGGAAATGTTAAGTGGGGATACTGGCAGTGTAAGTATAATTAATCAATACTTAAAACCTAATTATACATTTATAGACATTGGATGCAATACTGGTCTATTAACTAAAATGATATTGGAGTTAAACCCTAACTACAAATCAATTCATATGTTCGAACCTGTTACTGAATACTATATTGAGGTTATAAACAAATTTAATCAATACAATAACATAAAGATAAATAATATTGGCCTATCGGATAAAAACGAAATTGTTAATATACAATTGGATACCAATAATTTGGGTTATAATAAGATAGGGAATAAAGGCAATAAACAAATACACTTAATCCGATTTGATGAATATGCGGAGGCGTATAATGTAGGGGATATAGACTTTATAAAAATTGATACCGAAGGATATGATATAAAAGTGATGCAAGGAATGAGTGAATGGTTATCAAAACGAAATCAGTTACCATTTATATTTTTCGAGAAGGGTTGGGATATAAAATTAGAATTAGAACATTGTAAGTTTATGATACAACGATATGGATATAAAAAATATATAGAATACAATACTGATATTATTTTAATACCATAGTGTATCAATCAGTATGTATCAAAATAAAATAAATTGTGTTAATTAGTGGGTGAAAGTGGTAAATTGTGTTAAAGAGTGTCAAAACTTTTTATATATCAAATTAAATTCTTTACATACTAACACACTACATAAAACTACATATCAATAAAAGTATGTCAAACGAACACGAAATATCCCACCTATTCACGCATCGCAACAAATTTTTTACGGGCAATAAAACATACGACAAAAAATAATTCTGCCGGTACGGAGTTTAACCGAAATAAATTCTGTGCAGTGAGTTATGAAGTGAAATTAATTCTGTTTAATGACCGGCAACGCAATACAGGACTGACTTGCAGAAGATACGAAAAAAATTCCACATTACCAAATATTAGAGGCAATTCAATGCCAGTAAGGGTTTGGTGAATATCATTTAATTCGGCGTGGAGTTGCATTAAAAAATATCTAAAAATATGGGGATTTCTTAACTAATTGATAATCAACGAGTTGCATAACTGATTGATTTACAACGCATTAGGGTGTTCTTATATAATATATTATGTTAAATGGTTAAGTTATTGAGTATCAATGAGTTATGCTCGAAAAACATTATAACTGATATTATGTTAAATCCCGGCCCATAACTGGTTGATTATCAATGAGTTATAACTGTCCAGCAATCAATGACTTATATATTACAAAAAAATAAATGTGCAACTCGTTGATTGCCCATAAAAACTTTTCAAAATAGTTTCAAAAAGCCATTGCCAGGGTCCCAAAAAGTTGTATCTTTGGGTATATCCCAACAATGAGAGGGGTATATATAAAATTTTTCTAATATATTAAATTGTCAATTATGAATAACTACAAAACAAACGAATTTAACCAATATACCGAAATCGCGTATAATACATCTCGTAACGAAAAACCTCAATATAGAAATTTCTCTGCGAGTAAATTTAACATACCTACAAAACCTAATTCGATTGTAGAATTTAAAGACTTTATGGGTCGTACACATAAGGTAGTATGTAAAAATAATACCGAAGTGAAAAAACAAATGAAGTTTTTCGCTGAGTTGAAAAAAGAGTCTTTGACTATTAATCAAATCATTTTATCTTATCCTATTAGTATGGGTAAAGTTGAAAAGAAATTCATCAAAGAATGTCGTAATGAATTAAAACAATTTGGTTTGTCAAAACGAGCTATTGATATAGTGTTAGGTTAATCTAACACTATTTTAGTTAATAACCCTTAAAATGTAAAGTATATGAAAAGTAAAGTAAATGTAAAAAGTAATTACTCTATTAAGAAAGTCAATAGAGTATTAAGAATGAAGTCCGAAAACTTTGAACCCACTACCTTTGAGGTATTTAAAGTAACAGGTCCTAAAGGTTTTAAAAAGTTCTTTAGTAGTCGTAAGGATGCTAACGAATATATCAAACGACATACCGATACGAAAATGTCAGTTGCTGATGTGTTCAAAGAAATCAAACGAATAGAAAATATTAAGTTACCAATTAAAACTATATAATATGAATGATACAATAACAATAGGCGAATTAGTAGTAATAGGATTTTTAAGTGTATTTGTATACGCATTAATCAAAACCATTATCGACACATTTAAAAAGAAATAGTATGAATAGAAAGAAACGAAACGATAGAAACCACATAATATACGAAATAGTCAATACCGAAAACGGCAAGAGTTATATCGGAGTTACTGCGGCAATAGGGCGTCGTTTCCACTACTCTGCTAAGTTAAGGTTACAAAAACATTTCAGTAGAGCTCGTAAAGAGAATAAGAATTGGGCTTTGTATAACGATATGAGAGAACATTGTCAATCGGTATATGAATTGTTTATCTTAAAGATAGTAAGAGGTAAAGCTCAGGCACACCAATACGAAACAAAACAATTACAAAAGTTCCACTACGAATTAAATTCAACACACTAAAAATTAAAGTATGTCAAAGTATAGATATCAATTAGGTCGCACTACTAACTTAACAAGGTTAGGAGAAATTAAACCTTTGAAGAAAGACCGCAAGTCATCCTTTGTCCAGCTGAGTCAATCGGTTAAACATAAGTGTAAAGAATTAGAGATGTATAGGATATTAAATTGGGAATTAAATTTAAATTATCAATAATGAAACGACACATACCCTGGTATCCAATAAACGAAGTTATTAAAAATATTAAAAAGTAAAGTATGAGTAAGAAATTAAAAGAAATTAAATTAGGTAAGAGAGGTTATAAAGCCGTAGTTAAGAATAAGAAGTTCAACTTTGGTGATGGTAAGCACATCTATGAAGTGATTGAGTTGTCAGGTCCTAAAATGGATAGACCTCGTATCTTTGTCGACGAGGAGTCAGTTAGAAAGTATGTAGGTGAAATTGAAACCGATACAAAGATGAATAAGTTAGAAACCTCATTGATTAAGAACGTCCTATCTAAAAAGGATAAAAAAGAATTACTTGCTTCAAAGGAGTTAAGTGAATTAGTGGATGTGGATATTGCAACTACAATGGATGCGTCATTAAGGGATATGAACGCAAAGAGACCTGAAGATACTGATAAATAATTAAAACCGAAATATGAGTACTAAAAAAGTAAAGAAAGTAAAATTAATTCAAGCTGGTAGTGATTCAATGTTCTTTAGAGGTGAACACCCAGATAAAAGAACGGACAAGCAATGGGTAGCCTATATGAATAAAAAGTATGGCTTCAAATGGAATGGACGTGACTAATTAAATAAAATATAAAACAATAATATGATAGTAAATATACCAACACACTTACAACATCCAATAGATTCTCCCAATGATATTTGGGTTGAAAAGGTAGGATATGATTCAGCAAACAAACGAATGATTGCAAAAGTATATAAACACCTTTACACTGTAATGGAGTTAATGAGTAAACCATCGTGGTCTGCAATCATTAGGGAAATGTTAATTGAAGATGGTAGATTGAATGAAGTGAAAGTAAACGGATACTATTCAACGATACACAAGAACTTAAAAGATATCGGAGTTATCCAATACAATGGTCGTAAGGGATTGAGTAAAGGCCCTAATTGGGACCGGTTTTATAGTGATGAAGATTGGAATTGGTTTAGAACTAATACCAATAGTGGTGGATATGGTATCATAATAAAATAAATTTGGCAAATCAAAATATTTTTCGTATATTGTATATAACAACAACGAAATAAACTTACAAACGAAGCATAGGTAAAAGCGACCCGCCTATATGGAGTTTGAATAATTAATAACTTAATGGGAAGCAAAAAACAATTATGGCAAAGAAAATTGCAACAAAGGTAAACTATCAGGTAACAGAATTAGTTAACAACTTAAACGAAGCGGCTACTACAATTAGTGAGCAAAAGAGAGACTTTTATACAACTAAAGCTCTTTACAACGCAAAGCGTTTATCATCTATTTTGAATAAAGCAAAAGTAGGTGCTATGGCATTAGTGTTAACTTTGGGTATGGTAGCATGTGGAACGGCTTCAACTGAAGTTAAAAGTGATTCAACTGCAGTAGATACTACAAAAGTTGATACAGCGGTAGTTGCTCCAGTAGCAGACACTACATCAGTAGTAAAATAATTAATACGGGCATAGAGCTCGTATCAATGTAGCGGTGGTGGTGTAATGTGTTAGCATACTTACCCTCCAGGTGAGAGGTTGTGGTTCAAGTCCACACCACCGCTCTATATATCAAAAGCATATTGGTTACTTTACAAATGGTTATTCTCCGATTTACTTTACAAACAAAGCTTTGATATCAATAGAAGTGGCATCCCAATAGTGCCACTTTTTTTATAACTAAACAAACACAAATGATTTATTTAAACACTAAGGTGCAAGCGTTAGGTCGTGCTCCTGCTGTAAGTATAAGTAATATGGCTCTTAGGTGGTGCAAAAAACATTTAGGAGTGAACAAACGAAAAAAGTTTGAACCAATCTGGAACATAGTGAAAGGATATGAAGATATGGATTGTGGAGCATATGATGCAGACGATAACGAAATATGGATATACTGGGACCAATGTGCTGATGTAAGAGAATTAATACAAACTTGCATTCACGAATGGACACATCAATTACAACCAATTAGAACAAAATATTATAAATACCCTGGTTCGTATAGTCGAAACCCATACGAAAGGGCAGCAAGAAGAAACGAAGATAAATACACAAAAGAGTGTTGGACACATATAAAACAAAATAACAAATGGATTACGCAATCAAAAAACTTAAAGCAGACGAGATAGTATTAATGAAGAAGATTAAAGGACTGCAAGATGGCAAACCTAAGTGGTCTGCGTCTGAACAATTGAATGAAATCAGGTCCGCAATTAAGTTATTAGAAAGATATAATGAAATAACAGAGCAGGACATAGAGGATGAAGATGAATATCTAAAACAAATATTCACACAACAACCCCCGAAAGCACAAGCTTAATTCGGACAATCTTAATAAAAATAAATTCAGTTAAGTTATGAATAGTATTACAATGCAAGATATAGTACATAGTATAGACATAGAGAAGTATACCAGTATAGAGAAAGAAAGAGAGAAAGTTATGGCAGATATAGAATTTCAAAACTGGTGTAAAGAAATGAATATAGGTGCAAGAGTAGAAGTGAAAGATTATAGAAGTAATGAACTCATGCAACAATATCATAACTACCCTAAATGGGTATCTCGATTATATTAATAGAAGTTTGGTTTAGTTTCATATTTTTATTTTTTAATGGTTACAAAGAAGCTCCTGAAAAGGATGAGCCGATAGCAGGTAAAAGAGCTATCGGTTTCTTTGTGCTCATTCTGCCCGATTGAACCCGTCGAGTTTCGTGTAACTAGGCAAAAACGAGTTGCGTAAAATCGGGTCGGATACGTGCGAATACCGGGGTCAATTTTTTTGTGTATAGGAGCAATTTTGACATGATGTATGATACACACATAACTGAATTAAGTGTTTTTCTTTTACTTAAGTTATATTTATTAGTACGATATCGGAACAGGTTGACTTATTTTCTAACTTAAACAAAACGAAAATGGTAGTATTTGATTTCGTATTCTCATTACAATTCGTAGTGGGTGTAGTAGTAGGATGGTTGGTAGTACCACATCTTATTAATTTCGGTAAAAAGTTCTTAAGTAAATAAAGACGGAGACCCTCACTACATAGTGGGGGTTTTTTAATTCAAAGATATTTATTGGTGTATGAAACTTAAAGAATTATTATTACAGGTATACGAAGGACATTGTGAAAGACTTCCCAATGAAAGTGATGAAGATTATCTAACAAGATGTGGTAACGCATTCTATGGGCCAATAGGTTCAGTCGAAGATAGAAGTAATATACCTCTTGCAATGAAAAAGAAAGTAGTCGTTCCTATACCTATTAAAAAGAACTAACATGTTAAAAGAAGAAGTCTTTAATAGAGTTGCAAAAGAATACGGAACATCTATTGGGGTTGCAAGAATATTTAAAACACAACCTTTAGATGAAGTGAAAGATGAGTTCAAAGACGTTTCGGAATATAATGGATATAAAAAACATTTATCTATTAACTATATAATAACGGATTGTATAGAAATGGGATTGTATAAAGAACTACAAAGAAAGATATACGACATACAAGTAAATCGTAAATCTACTATTAAAGATGAATTAAGGTTATATAGAAAGGCATTTAAAGAAATTACGAATGAGTATTAAACAAATAAATCAAAATCCGGAAAGGTATACAAATGAAGGTGCACAATGGAAGATATCTGCATCAAAAGATATCAAACCTATTTATCTACCTATTGGTACACCACTTAATAATCTTAAACCCGTTATTAAGGCAAATGGTATTATAGTAAAGATAGGTGGGGATTATTTATGTTCTCAACAAACCCTTAACAATATAAAAGATTCAAAGAACCCACATTACGATATAGTAGAAAATGGCCAGATAAAGGTTAAGAAGAAAGAAGTGGTTATGGGTAAAACAATTAAGATTATTGAATTAGATGTAACCAAACTACAAGGTATTATAGATGGTAGAGAGTTTCAAAATAGACAAGCAGGTGTGGTGGATATTTCTTATATCAATGATAGTGAGAACGGAGTAGTAGATAGTATACCTAAAAAGTTAATAGACCAAATCAATTATACATTAGATAAGGGGAGTGAGAGACCATCGGATAAATTTGAAGTGGTAGACTACTTTAAAATGGTAGATAAATCGGTTAGCCCACACTATACCGTTGTACCTATTAGAACTATTACCGACCAACAAGAAACCATTTTTGACCCTAAGAAACTACAAACCTTCATCATAGAGTTAGGAGAACAATTAAATTTACTTAAAAAAGATTTCAATCGTATTCAGGATACCTTCTTTAACGGAGAGATACCTACACCTAATACTTATGGTCTTATTATAGAGGATATCGTTGCAAAGACTGATGAAGATGACTTAGGTTCTAATCATAGTGTTAAGAAGAAAGAAAGTAGTGATTTAGTATCTGTTGAACCTAATCCTATTAATACTATTAAGAGTGAAGTCGAAAATACAAAACAAGAATTGGAAGACGACATTGCACAAACCAATCAAGAAGTTGAAAGAAGAATCCAACAACAAAGGGTATCTATCGAACAAAGAATACAACAAGGTCAAACTACGGATGCACAAAATCAAAACTATCTTGCAAGTAAGGTAGAAGAATTACAACAACAAATTAAAAAGTTAAATAAATAGGTTGTGTCAACAATTCTTAAAACTATATTATTATATTTACGTCTTATAATGATGATGGCAGTCCTTTTCTTTGGTGTAATGGTCGTTTCTACCTATTGGGTGGTATATTTTCCCATATGGTACTTAAAACGTCTTAAAAGGGATATAAAACACAAATAACTATATGGGATTAAAACGTTACATATTCAAATCCGGATTAGATATCATTGCCCCATTCAAGTGCGGAACCCGTTGGTTGGAGGGATTGGATGTTGAAAATCGTATATCTACATTTTCAATTGACATTACCGATTTACAAAAAAATGTACATAGTGGAACTACTTTTATATGGAGACCCGTTAGAGAACATTTTATATCCGCAATAAA